CATAAAGGATAAGCCAGACTTTTGAGCGGCTACACCAATAGCGTAAAAGATGGCAACACCCGCACCAAGCAATGCACCCACTGGGCCGAATATACCAAGAAGCTGAGAACCCTGCTGGCCGAATGCTTGCATCTTGCTTGTGCCGTTAGCGATTTGCACCGCGAAGTCACCGACTTGATAGCCAACTTGCTGCAAAGCACCTTTGGCAAACTTATTAGTAGCCACAGCAGTTCTATTATATTGCTGAGATTGCGCCCGGAGCGCTCCGCTTGCTCTTTGCGTTGCCGCGCTAACACTGTCCACTTGCTTACGGACATTGCCTAATTGCCGGAGCGCATCACCAGACTGAACGCCGACGATAATATTTAGATCACTGGCCATCTTTGCTGCGCTCCTCTAGAACTTTATAATACGCGATCCATTCATTATACTCATCAATGGTGATTTCTTCAATCTCAGCTATTGTTTTGCCAAGTTTTTCAGCCAAGGAAATCACATTCATCCTGAATGGATCGTCAATTAGTTTTTTTCAAGCTCCTCCACCGACTTACTGGTGACAAGGCGAGAGGCCAAACGCATAACAACCATTGGATCTCGATTGTCAAACCAAGCCTTATCCCCGAAGTCAAACAATTTTTCGCCATTATCGTCTAGCGCCTTAATTATTATTATGTGAACCTGAATTTCAGCTTCAAGAAGGTTTTCCATGAAGTTTGGATAGCGCTTATTTATCTTCCTATACTCTGAGACTGTCAGAGGATAGAAATTAACCTTGAGAGGTTGGCCATTGACCAACCACTCAGGTATCTCTAACGACTTAATTTCAGCATCCGCAACTTCAATCTGCGATACAATTGACATCTATACGGTTCCAATCGCAAACGCACCATCAAGTGTTAGCTCTGCGCTCATGGTTGCCAAGCCATCAAGTGTCGCGCCTCTTTCAACGGAAGTGACCAAAAATGTACCTGAATACTTAGTATCTCCCGCAGAAGATCCTTCTGCATAGAATTCACAATCAACCTTGTCTCCTTCAGACAAATCTTGCTGCACCGCATCATCAGGATCAAGATACAAGCTTAGGCTTCCAGACCCAGATTTGAGGCCAGAGGTAACTGTTCTGCTAGTATCTCCCATTGATGTTGTGTCAATGCTCTCAGCAGTGGTGGTGACAGTCCAACTTAACAATTCACCAATTGTAGCAACGGAGCCGCCAGTAGTGACCAGCTTTACGCTTCCGTTAGAACCGAAATATGTAGCCATAGCGTTTCTCCTTTACTTGGCTGCTTCTACATCATTTAATGCTGTAACATATCTCACTGAATAAGTCAGCTTCGCAACCCCTATAGGTTGCTCCGCATCCCCTGAAAACTGAATTTCAGTTCCAGTAAGCACAGCCTCTTTTGCAAGACCGTTGACCGTAAAGTCACCGGCTATTGCCTCTTCGATCTGGACAGCAATAGCATCCACATCATCATCAAATGTTGATGTCGCCCTAACATATACATCAACATCAACCGTTAAACTTCTGTTCAGATCGTTCAAACCCATATTCAAGCGGTTTGATACCTCTGACCCCGTATATACAGTAATCGCCGGTAGGTTGGCGTCAGTCAGCGGATATACCCGTGTAGTATATACGCGGCTAGATACCAAAGTAGCTCCAGTGGAAATAGTGCTGGCCATTCTGTCGCGTATCTGCTTGCGAACATGCGCCATTATACTTTCTCCAACTGAATTACCGTGACACCTGTGCCATCATCAATCCACGCCTGAATTGTATAATTCACGCTGTTTATAACCATAGCCTGACCTTCAGCGATAGAGGAAAGGTCAACCGTGCGACAAGTCAATCGCGGCTGCTCTTGATGCACGACCGCGAACCCTCCAGCTTCAATCGGAACTGTCTCATTGTCGAAGATACCATTTATCGTGCCGCCGTTATATGTAACGGCAGTCGCAAACTCATCAACATCGAATATATTTGATAAATCATCTGCAAATGGTATCGCCATCGTTAGCTCTTTTTCGCCCTTGTAGTCTTAGGCTTTGCAGCCCGATCAGTCGGAGCCTTAACAGGCTTAGGCTCAGGGGCATTATCAATGCGCCCATATCCCTTTAACGCAGTCGCTTCATCTGCGCCTAACTCAACTATATCGCCCGCTTTTCTAGCTTGACCAGCAGCAACACAGGATTTCAGGATAATATATTTCATCTTTCGCCCCTTATTGGAAAGGAGGGCCAAGTGGCCCTCCCAAGTTAGCACTCTTATGCACCATCATTGTTGAATGCAAAGCTTACTGCGTGACGTACAGCTACGTCTACAGTTTGCAGTGCAACAATCCGTACTGTGCCTGAGCTAGACGCAGTGTATGGATCTACAACAATGTCCAAACCGCCATACATGCCGATCAGCAAGTCAGCAAAGTTGCCGAAGTACAGATCACCAGCAGTAACTTGGTTTGACACGATTGCATTGTAGCCGTTCATTGACCCATCTGGAGCAACTACAAACTGGCCTGAACCAGCGTCTTTTGCAGTTGTTTTCAATGCACCGTACATGCTGGCTGGCAGGATGTAAGCCAAGTTGCCTGCAAGAGCGTTGTCTTCTGCTACCGCAGTTTCCATCGCTACAACTTCAGCAAATGTTGGGTTAGCTGCCGCAAAGTTGGTTGGCGTGTTGATGCCTGATGTGTTCTTTACACCAGTTGGCTGACCAGATGATCCTGTTCCAGCCAATGCACCCAGATCAATCGCCAGGGCGATAGAAGCTGTCAGATCATTACGCACCAATGCTTCAACATCCAAAGATGATTGCTGCATCATAAGGCGTGTAATGTCTGTATGAGCGCCAAGCACTTTCGGCGTCATGGTGACTTGACCAACAGTAGGCTCGCTTTCGCCAGATGCGCCACCCTCAGATGAAATCCAACCAGCAGATGATGCGGCTGTTTTCTTTGGGATCTTCACGTTGCCTGACAAGCCTGTCAGCATTGTTGCACCGGCTTGCATGACTGATGAAGCATTCCGCAATACGTCGATGAAATCGCCGCCACGGAAATCGTCAGCAATGATGCCAGCATCGTCAGTTGTATTCATGTCGCGCACTTTCCAGCTACGCAATACATCTGCTGGGATCATAATGCCTTGTGCTTCAACACCCATCGCGTCTGACGCAGCAGCAGCAGCTTCTAATTCAAAAGCAGCAGCTTTTTGTGCAGAGCGATCAGTTGGGTTTGCATGGGCGCGGATAGCGCGAAGCAATGAGAACTGACGGGCCTCTTTCGGGGCAAGTCCGATTTCATTTGGCGTATCCAATGGTGCATTACCGATTACGTCCAGCAATTCACCGCGAAATTCTGCGAGTGAGCGGCCTTCTGATACGGCTTTGTCTGCCAAATCACGCTTGTTGTGCTTTGCAGCCAAGCGATACATTTCAGCAGTATCTTTTGCGGCGGCGCGAGTAGCTTCGGCCTTAACCGCATCGATGTCGATCTTGTTTTCTTCCGACATGATAGTTTCCTCTCTAATAAGAGTTTCAGTGATAGGTTTTGCGGGTGGCTTCTCTGCTGCGCGGCCCACCCCGACTGTCCTGTCTGCGGGTATGCTCACAACTGATACTTCCATTGGAAGCCAAGACTTCACGCGGTAGCTATCCGCATCTTGACGCTCCATGTCGTTGACATGATAGCCAACGCTGATGTTGCTTCTGATACCATCCACAACATCGTCGAAAACCTCTTTGGCAAGTCCATTTCTTCCGAAACGCACAGTCGCCCGTAATCTACGGGCCGAGCCATCAAGGCTTACGTCCTCTACCACACCAATCTGCTGGCGTGGGTCATGATCCAAGAGAAGCGGCATACGTCCTGACTTAGCAAAGCTAAGATCAATGCTGCGCTCATCGTGATCTAATATTTCATTGCCAAAGCTGCGCTCTACTGGCTCTTCGCTGGATACAGCAATCCGCACAGTGCGCTTATCTTCGTCAACAACTTTACCGTCAAATGACATGCCGCGAGTTTCCATCTTCTCACGGTCAAGGCGCTCTTCATCATCGTAATGCTGAATGCGCTCATCATCTTCCTGAGTAGTCTGCATTTCTTCTGGCTGATCTTCACGATCAGGCTTTGCAAAAGTGACAGTATAAGCATCATCTGTCTCTTCCACGTTCAATATGTGACGCTCTTCCATCTCTGTTGATCCTTTTAGTTCAAGACCGATAATATCATCTTTTGCCATATCTGCGCTACCCCTTTCATCGTTAGCCATTGGATGACCCTTTGGCAGAAGGTCAGTATCATGCTTTCCGCTGCGATATTTGCCATTGCGCAGCGCATATAAGAAACTGTTTACGCGGGCATATGCCCACTGCTCAGGTGATTTCACATTCGGCCTTACGCTTTGCGGATTAGTCTTATAAGCGCCAATGCCGCGACGAAATACTGCGCTTAATGTGCGTGTGCTGGTGCGCTTAGACGCGACATCACCAACTTTATCGTTGTGATCCTTGGCCTTCTTAGCCAATCCCACCTTCACAGCATCAGTCAATTCAGGGGCGCGATCTTCTTTATCTAAGCGCTCTGCAATCTGCCTACTCCACGAAAAGCCAGCATCACCGCCCCAAAGCGCCCACGCAATACGGCCATTTGATGGATAACCCTTTTCGCCTACGCGAAACCCCTCAGCCTTCTTATCCACCTCATGGCGGCTAAAGAAGCTGTACATGCGCTTGACTGTATCGTCTGACAAATTCTTGCCATTGGATATGTCACGCGCTCGAGCAATGCCAACTTCAGTACCGCCACGCCCAAACTCACGCCGCCACTCTAAGCCGCGCTTCGCTTCTTCCACCATTCCATCAGTC